GATATGAATTATAAACCAAAAGCCCCGCCAATAATCGAAATTTAGCGGGGCTTCATGCGCCGTAATCCGTCCGGCAAAATTGAGAGGTGCCCCAACAAAGCACCTCTCGCGAGATAAGATTTTTATTATTCCAAAAACGCAAAAAGCCCATCAACTTAATGACAGGCTTTGATCTAGTTTCGCCTTCTTGCTTATGATGCAAGGGTTACTTACTAATTTAGTTGCACCTTACTTACACTTCGCACAACTTTAACACAAAAATACCACTAGCCCTGATCAGGGTCAAGTGTTCAAGCAAAATTATTTGCATATTTCTCAATAATTTTTTGCTCATGTGGTTTCGTAAATAACACGGCGAATTGAACTAGGTTTTCAGGGGTAAATAAGCGATTGGCCCTTTTAATGAAATCCTCCAACTCCCTTAAATTCTGGTCATGCTGTCTAAGCTTTTTTGCTAATGCCTTAATAGCTACCCCGTCCATCTGGTTAGGATTTTTGATTTCCCTATACAGCCGATCAAAGTAGTCCTTTAACTTTTCAGCATTATGCCAATTGGCGATAACATCATATTCAGCAATATTTGCGACTAAAACCCGCTTGATGTCTGAGATGTTTTTTCTACCACTTAGGATTTCAGCATTGATTTCTTCTTCTGTTTTGAAGTCATCAATAAAAATAGATCCGTTGCTTGTTACCTCTTGCCCAATTCTCCTTCGCATCCAGTAATCAAATGCATCTTCTTTAAAGCTCTTTACTGCCATCTTTATTTGCAAAAATGTCATTTTGCCCGACTGGTTCAAAATTCTTTCTAGACTTTCCTTTAACTGTGGCAGCTTTTCATACATTGCCTTAATTTGCAGATATTGATTCGCATTGTCTCTAAGATGCTTGAATTGTTTAGCTTTTTCATCAAAACTCACACCAAAGTGTTTTTTCCCGCACTTATGTCCAATGATAATTTCATTGCCATCATGAAGCGCTGCGATATAACCTTTTTGATGTTTCTTTCCACAACTAGAAATCCCACAACTAACAAAATCCCTTAGCACATAAAAACCAACTAAATCAGAGATAGTGTTTTGAACATCCTCACCCCTAGCAATCGTCACTTTTTCAACAAAATTAGGTCTAGATGTGATTTCTTCAAAATTCGTTATTAAATTAAAATGTTGCGGATTTTCTATCATTCTTGCTCACCGTTGTTTAATCTTCATACAATTATCTGAATTACCAATAAATATCAATAGTTGGATCATACAGAGCCATTTTTATATCTAATAAACTGGTAGCGATTGTGCAGAGCTGCTAAGCCACAACGAACATCGTATTTTGCATCCATGGCCGTTCGCTCTGGAGTTACTAACTGAGTCCATGATTTTTGATTGAAATAACGCTCTATAATTGCGTCCATCCAATCAAGCATAGCCTCAGAAGTGCAGCCGTCTAAAATATCAATGATCAAGCGCTGAACGGCCCTAGCTTCATCGTCTGTAATTAGACAGACATTAGGTTTTTTAGATTGCTTCTCGATAAAATTTTCATCACAGAGATAATAAGCAACGATCTTTTCCCTATCCCCTTTCTTAAGTCTAAGTTTTGCTTTTTTAATCGCTCCTACTAATGGATTTTCAGTAGATCCACCAAAGCGAATCACTGCCCCTTGCCAATAACCAAATTGGCGCAACCATTCAGGCAAATCATATTTAGACCAGTCTACACCTTGCATGATATGTAATTTTGAATTCACGCTTCATTCTCCTTAAGCACATCTGTTCTTTCACGCGCTAGATAAAGATCAACTTCTTCAAGTAAGGTTTCATAGCGTCTTTTCGCTTCACTACCCAAAACAGAGGCCTCCTTCTGAATTTCCCACGCTTTGTTGTAGTCCTTTTTACTGTGCACAGGCTCATCAGGGTCATCTACAAAACAATTCCGAAAGTCTTCAAAGCGATTGATAGATTCTCTATGAACCTGAATCCAATGAATAAACATCATTCCGATTTTGGATAATTCTTCATTACTCACTGTCTTCCCCCTTGAGCGCTTGCTCTATCTGCGCTGCAATGTTTAATCCTGCGTTTCTTCCTGACTCTGTCCAGTATTCACCCCGTCTTGCTCTCATAGCGATATTGGCAATCTCTCTAAGCTTTAGTTCTAAAGCAACAAACCGCTTTTGCAGCTCATCACTGCTCTTAACCTCTTTCACATACATTTCATCAAGCGTTTCCGCTACAAATATGTATTCATTTAATTGTTTTTGCAGCCCCTCCACTTTCGCTTGCTGTTCTTTGAGAACATTTTCAATTTGCTTACCGACTTCATAACGCTCAATGTAGTGGTAGCTGCCATTCTTTAAATGGAATCGATAAGGATTTCCTAACTGATCCGCCCAGCACTCAAAGCTAATGATTTCTCTCAGATCAATATGTTTGTTTGGTTGATATTCACACCAGTTGCCTGACACTTTAATTTTGAAGTTCTTATCAAACATCTTTCACCTCACACATTAGGCTGATGTGGTTTTCTGGTTTGTCTAAGACTTCAGTTACAGGCCTAAGCTCATGCGAAAAATACCAACCCCAATGACGCGTGCCACACAGATCAAATTTATTAATATCTGACCTATAAGCTGTAATTCGTCCTTCATTCCATTCAGTAGTGTTGCCAAGTTTCACTGGGAAAAGAGCCTTATCCCCGACTTTAAACTCACTCATGGCTGGCTCCTTTTACTTCTGGTCTCTTTTCCAACGATTCTTGCCATTCGCCCTTATATGGATTTTCATCAGGCCAATATATGAGTCCTTTATTGCCGCCGAGATACCAAAACCCCGTATGTAGCCATCCACTCAAAGGCTTGCCCTCATACCCCCATGCAAATCCATTTTCATTTGTCGCTACCCAATTCACATCATCCGGAATTTTCGACCAGTCATATTTGGTCTTAGTTTTCTCATCAGCCTTGCTTTGAATATGCTTATGAAGTTCTTCACGCATCATGAAGAATAAGACCGTAATGCTTACTGAATAGACAATGAGTAGCGAAATAAGTGCAGTTTTAAGCATCCCCGCCTCCGTATATTGATTCGTGGTCTTTCAAACGCTTTTCTAAACTTGAGAATGTGACCATGTCACCAGAAGCTCGATAGTTAGAAATGGCAGTTTTTACAACCTCATAACCACCAGCCTGATTAATAATTTCAACTGACTTCACCAGACGCTTGAGTTCAGAAAGGTCTACAAAATATTTTTCTCGGTCAGCCTTGCTAATCTCTACACTTTGACCACATTGGAACTCGAAACCTTCATTCCACTCAGTTGCATTAGAAGGGGCTGAATCAACGATTTCTTTCGCGTATTGCAGTCCTTTATCTCTAATCAATTTAGTTGCTTTCATGTCTGGCTCCTTTCTCATCAAGCTCTTTACGCGCCAACCACCACAAAACCACCGCACCGCAAAGTACTGCTGTTACACACGAAATGAGTAAGCCCCATCCCAAAAACTCGAATTTGGTCATGCTGATTTCTCCCAACTGACGTCTATCAGGCTTGGTCTAAACACCACAACACAGCAACCAAAAGGTGCATTCGTTTTAGAACCGCCAAACTTTAAGCGGCCACGAATAAAATGAATTTCACGACCCAAACAATAGTCTTGAAACCAACGGGCATCAGTGCGAACAGGAACGAGTGCAACTACCGTATGCCCTTTACTTGCTGTTTCCGCTGCCTTAGCAACCCAATCGATGATTTCTTTGCCGTAAGGTGGATTCATCCAGCATGTCCCAGTCCACTCTTGCTTTAGACCATCAATTTCAGGTGTAAAATAACGTTCACATTTAGCGTTTTCAGGCAGAGCACAAACGTCTAAATCAAAGTTAAATACTCGATCCAATTTTTCGAAAAAATCTTGCGGCGTAGCCCATACATCAGTTCGATCATCAGCTAATCCAAATAACTTATTTTTTGTCATGGAATTCATACATTCACCCCATCAATCAATCGCTGAATATTTCTAGGAATTGGCATGCCCTCCCGGCGGCACATCTCTGCATATTCATGTGGATTGTCAAAAGGATCTGGCCCTAACTCTTGTTTAAGTTCTGGCTCTTTTTCCGTTGTTTGAAGCTTTTGTACTGGTGCAGGTTTACGGCCATTAATCCTTAACCTTTCCATCAAAGATTTGAGATGCTTTTGCGCTTCGTCATTGCTTACTGGGGTGTGTTCAGGTTCTTTATGCTCTAGTTGTAGCGGTGGAGTGTAAAACTCTTGCTGACGGCCTTTTAACTGAGCTTTAGCAACCATCACGTTGTAGGTCCCGAAGAAATTATCTTGAGCTGCTCGCATTTGGCCGGCTTCGATCAAATACATCACTTCGTCTAATGCATATTTTGTAATTTGTGTAATAACCACGGTACGGTCAGTCGTAAACTTACATGCACGTGACCAAGCTTCCTCTGGAGACATCCAACTTTCACCGATACACCAGGTGCGAAATTCAGCAAATGACGGCATAAAACGCCCACCTGCTGTAAGTAATCGAGCAAGTGCGTTGTTAAATTGATTTTTTTGAACGCCAACCAGTGTTTTAAGTGCAATTTGCTCAACTACTGACAGAGGAATTGCACTTTCGCCTGTTGCTGGAAATTGCTTATTGAACTGAGCAGCGTAAACAGTGCGAAGAGAAGCGATTAATTGACGCACTTCGTTCAAGGTAATCTCATGCATGACCTACCTCCTCAATCATTGGAAACTTTTTTGCCGGGGTTACATCCAAAATTTGAGATTCGCTTTGTTCCTCAAAAAGATTGGCGAAATAACCCGGCTCTTGTGGTTTTTGACCGGTTGAAGTGATTTGCTCTTGTTTCTTGCGGTTAGCAGCAACTTGTTTCTCGTTGTTTTGAACCCAAGAGAACCACTTAACCAACCAGATGCTTGGTGTATTCAACGAACTTGATTCGTTTGCAAAGTACCAGTCACCGAAATTTTGAATCATGGTTCTCAAGTCGATTTCAGGTACAGAAACAAATCTTTGTTGAGCAAGTGAGATGAAATCGTATTGAAACTCGCTGTATTCAGAAATGAATTCACGCATTGAGTAACGCTTGTGATCATCGATCTGATACTGAGCAAATTGAATTGGGGTTAATTGCGAATTTTCTTCACGCGCATTACTACTACTATCTATATATTGGTTATCGGTTAACGGTTTATGGTTAAGGTTTTTTTGGCTTTCACTTTCAGAACCCAAAATTAACCCACTGGGTTTTTGTGGGTTTTCAGAATTAACCGAGTCGCCTTCACTTTGGTTTTCTTTTGGTTTTTCCTTACGTGGACGCCCACCTTTCTTACCATTTTCACGATTTTTATCCCCTACTTTTTGATAAGCGGCGATTTCTGAATCACAACGTTTGTTGTGAAACCCGTCTTCCTCTTCCACAAAAAACTCTTGCAGCACAATTAATACTGCATCCCTTTCTTCTTGGGTATTTGCACGTAACCGACGAAAAACCGACTGGGTTTCTTTGGGTAATGGTTTTTCATTCAAATAATAGAAATCGAGAGCACGGCGATAAAAGCACTCTTCAACTGGGCTAAGGTGCGCTGTAGCAACCATAAAGTCGCTGATATGGTGGAGATATTTATACATCAGTGACTGCTCCTAATTTTACAAGACCGCGCATTTCCAACTGACGAATAATTCTTGGAGGAATAAATTCGTTGTTGATTTTGTAGCGAATACGAGACTTTTCTTTCACCTGAATTAGTTTGTGCCCATCCTCCATGAGACGGCGAACTGCTATAGCCTGCCCCCCCATATGGGTTAATTCTTCAAGTTGATAAAATCTTTCCTGAGCCTCAATTGCGGCATTCATAACTGAAAGTGGCATGGCTGCTAATTCTTTAGCCGAATAGATCTTTACTGGTTGTTCCAGTGGAATTACCACCTCTAGCGGTGTGGTGGAAACAGAAATATCCTGTTTTCTTCTTGCTGCATATCTCACTTTTCACCACCCTTTGGCTTAACATAGCCTCCAAAAGAATCAACCAAACACGCCTTGGTTAAGCTGGTTACAATCTGTTGTGCTAACCATTGCGTTATGCGAAATTGACGAGCCATAGCCTCTGAAAATTCAACCTTGGTTACCGCCGCATTATTTTCGTCATACCCTTTGTTGCGTAAATTTTGCTTTTTCACCTCAAATAGGTGGCCAAGTACTCGCAAAGCAGGCTCATAAAATGATTGAACTTGCTGCATTTGTTTATGATCAGGTTGGTTTTGGAATTTAGAATTCATGACACCTCCGCTAATGCTTGCTCAGCGCTTGTTAGTCGGCGTTTAGCGTTAAGTTCTGCAACTGTTGCGTGGCGAATCTGGCTTTTATGGATTGGTCCACAAGCACCAGAGGAGATAACCTTTACTCGGAACAAATCATTCGTGTACTTGTAGTCAATGATTTCAAGCAGGTAATCTTTGGAGCCTTGCGATGTAAGCACAACCACATCGCCTACTAAAAAATCTTGCGAGTTGAGTTCGGTTGGCTGTTCTGATAAATTATTTGTGTTCATTTGATTCACCTCAATTGAATGCCTATAAACCACTCTCTACCTGGATGGGGAGTGGTTTTTTATTTGAATAAAATCCGCATGTATTCAGGTGAAGTGAATGCATGTGCTAAATAAACTCGCGTTGCTTCTGCAATTTCAGGTGAGCAATACACATCACTTTCTTGCACAACCTTCAAACCAATGGCTGTCAACAAAAAGCTAATAAACTCAATCTCAGTCCATCCATTTGATTTCTTTTCTGTTTTCATCCGTGAAAGGATGCTTGCATCGACATTTATCATCTCTGCTACTTGTCTTTGATTGCTAGCGTTAAGTGCTTGCAATATGAGCGATTCGTTATTGCTAGCGCTTGCAGGCAATTCATTTAATACTTTGCTCATGGTTTAGTTCCTAAGCGGTTAATGATCCAAGGTTTTTGCTTTTTGTCGTCTGGGGACGAAGTTCAATCCAAATATCTTGATAGTTATCAGGGAAAAGCTCTTTTCGCGTTGTTAAACCAAGATCTTCAGCAATAACTGCTAGCCTGATTTTTCTATCAAGGGGGATAGCTTTCCATCCACTAACTGATGACGGAGCAATCCCCAGAAGTCTTGCTACCGCTGTGACACCACCTAGCTTGTCTATAAGTTGTGCGTCATTCATAACGTGCTCCTAATTTTTCTTTAATTATTAGGCATTCCTTATATTAAATCAATAGGAATACCTAATTTTATTTATGTTAGGATTTCCTAACATTGTGAGGATAGTTGTATGAATACTCTTGCTGAACGACTTAGGTATGCCATGGAAGTTTTGCCACCTAAAAAGATTAAAGGTGTTGAGCTTGCTCGTGCAGTAGGAGTTAAACCTCCTTCTGTGAGTGATTGGCTGTCTGGAAAATCCAAAACAATGGAAGGTGAAAATTTATTACGTGCCTCAAAATTTTTGAATGTTAATCCTTCATGGCTTGCATCTGGCACGGGAGAGATTCAATCAAGCACGAGAGATAAATTTAAACAACTGGATATCGAAGAGTTCAAAAAGAAATACAACATTAGTGATAGTGATGAAGCTCTTTTATTTTCAACAATTATCGAAAAACCGTTTATCCCATCATCTAAGCGTTGGGTTCCTGTTAAGGCTTACTCCAAGATGGGCATGGATGGCTATTTCACAGATATGGGTTATGAAGGCAATGCTGGAGATGGGTATGTTCCAACTCACTCAGCAGGACCAAGAGCCTATGGCATTAAAGGAACTGGCGACTCAATGTTTCCAGCAATTCGTAATGGCTGGTATGTTGTATGCGACCCTGATGCAGATCTTGTGCCGAATGAGTTTGTTCAAGTGTGCTTGAAGGATGGAAGATGCACAATTAAAGAATTTGTCGGCATCAATGGTGGGGTTTTAAGTTTGCTTTCTGTGAATGGTGGTGAGCGATTTTTCTTTGAAATGGATGAGGTAGAAAGCATTACAGCTATTACTGACATCGTACCACCAAGTCAGCACAGACAAGAACATCCTTATTCGCATTAATCACAGGAAGACTTATGGACAATTCAAAACGACCAATCAACCAGATTATTGCTCGCATCAATGATGCTGCGAAACATGGTGAAGCTTTGGTGCTAACAGCCGAAGAAGTGAAGATCCTCTCAAAGGACATTGGTGATAAAGTCTTTATTCCAGTCCTTACAAATGAACAAGTAGTGCAGTTGGTAAAATAAGGAAAGCTTGGACAGAAAATTAAATAATAAAAAAAGACCGATGATAAGTCGGTCTTTCCATCCAAGGTTAGGAAGGTCTTGGATTGACTAATGTTGGCAGCATTAGCTTTTGCGCCCACCAATATCACAAGATAATTGATAAATTGAGAATAACATATGTTTGGAGAAATTCATGTTGCTTGATAGAGTTTTGCAATTGGAGTTGATGAAAAAAATGGCTTCAACCTACCCTTTAGCTTATGATTTTTCACATGAAGTGTACCAACTTGAAGACGAATCTAGGAAGAAGGTATTTGCAAATTTATATTATCTACAATCCCATGAATTATTAGAGCCTAAAAGTATATTTCTTCAGCTTGGCTTTGGAGCAATACAAAACTCAACATTCACACTTGGGTATACTCGCTTAACCCAAAAGGGTGCAGATTTCATGGCTAATGATGGAGGTTTATCTGCAATATTTGGAGTGGTGACAATAAAATTCGAAGCAGACCAATTTAAAACTTTATTAGAATCAAAAATCATGGCAACCGATTTACCGCCTGCTGATAAGCGCAAATTGATTGATGGGCTTCGATCGCTTTCTGGCGAGAGTATAAAACACCTGACAACGAAAATTGTGGATTTGGGCTGGGATAATCTAGGGACACTAATTCGGATAATTCAAAGCAGCCTGGCTTAGCAATTTGCTTAAACTTTAGGAAACCAATTGGCTTAGTGTAATCACCAACTGGCACATAAAACTCATCACCATCAAATGGAAAATTTTCAAAGTAAATTTGAGTTGAGTTTTGGAAAAGTCTGTTTTCAATAATTACTATATTTTCTAATTTCATAAACTTACCTATCGTGACCCGACACGATCCTTTAAAAACATATCGGGAGGAGTATTTCACGTGAGTAAAATTGTAAATATTAATTCTGAACTAATTAATTTCTATATTGTCTTAAACGATCATGCTCTTGAAATTGATCTTAAAAACAGTGATAGGATCTGCTATACAATGATGGATAGGGATACGATAAATAAATTCATATCATCAACAGACAAAGACCAATTTTATCTTGATAACATTAAGTCAAATAGAAACTTCCGCTCAGAAATTACACTTAAGAAGCACGCTTAGGAGTTGGGTGGTGACCTGCTAGTTTTTCTAACTTTTCAATGGCATCTGAAAAGAACTCGCGTCTCCACTCTAAATCTAATTCACCAGCATATAGCGCTTCTAGCACAATCAGCTTTAGCTCGCCTTCTAAAATTATTGGAGATTCATCCCAAATATCTAGGCGTGCACAACAACTGTTTCTTTTATTC